CTCAATCTTCTCAACGGCGCAGATGTTTTTGTGCTTGCTGGCATTGATTGTGTTTATCGGGGAGGCGGCGTTATGAAACCATCTAGCGAACATTACATGTTAGCCATGCTTTTTACTGCGCTGGCGATACTCGTTATTAGCTTGGCATATAAAGCTAAGCGAGATGCAGAGCCAGCTCGAAAAGCGTGGGAAGCCTATATAGAGCAACAAGAGCGTGAACGCATTAGCAAAGAAACAATCAAGCTAAAGCTAGGAACACCATCAGAGATACTGGAGGCTATACAATGAATAACCCAGACGATAATTTTGTACCAAGTGATGACTTTGAGCTTGCGGAGTTTATTCGGGATGAGGCGGCGAAGGTCGCTAAAAAACTGGAGTGTATGACTAAGGAACGCTCAAGTGAGATGGCATGGGAGCGATTCCGCTCTATTCGGTTATTGTGCTTTTCATTGCATAAAGAGCTAGAAGAAAAACACCTTTTAGAGGTTAAAGACGAAGAGCTTGCCGATATAATTAAAGAGCTTGACCAAGCTTGCCTTGAATATAACGGCGAGGATTGCCAGCAGTATTTTGGATACTACATCCGTGATTATGCGCGAGTGCTAACTGATGCTATTGCTAAGGGGTTTACTGAAGAAGAGAAATATCAATGGGAGGCAAGGTCATGAAATTCAATAGAGAGCATTTTAGTAATGGATTACTTGGCGGAGCTGTAGGCATGTTTGGTTTGTTGCTGCTAATTTCCTGCGCTGAAAAAACCATAGAAGTATTTAAAACATCTGCGCGTTTAGATGTTTGCAAAGAAGCGAGTGAACAGGGTGTTCGGGATAAATTAAAAACGTGTGAATGGAAGCCGTTATGAAAACCCAACAAGAACTATTGCGGCAAATTGAGGAGGCTTTGCGTAGATATGCAAATCCTGAAATTCAAAACCAACATAATTACAAGTCAATGATGAATGTGGATGATACTGTTGTAGCTCGTGAAGCCCTGCCAGTTATAGATGAGTTAGTACCGCTAGGCAATCTAAGTGATGGTGCGTGTGTCACAAGTGAGCATTTTAAGCCATGCCCATTCTGCGGCGAAAAAATCATCTATCTAACAACAGGCAAGGATGGCTGCATTAACTGCCCAAATTGTTTGGTTCGTATGCCAAATGAATGTAACGACCATCTAGAGCTGGTTGACGCTTGGAACACCCGCAACCACACCCGCGCCATTGAGAAGATTGAGGCGTTAGATGCTTTGCACGGGTGCGTAAGGCGAGGTGATGTCCTAGCAATACTGAAAGGGGAGTGAGTATGAGTGACACCAAAACACATATACGTTGGGTATATGGCGAAAATATCGTAACACTAATATGCGCTTGCGTTTGCGCTTATTTTATATCGCCGTGGTGTTTTTTATTGCTGGTAAATTTAAACACATTTTCTAAACGCAAGGAGTAAGAAACCATGACAACACCAAATAGCCAAAAGTACACTTTATACAAAAACCTTTGTCCGAAGCAAAAAGGATTTTACTTATGACAACACCAAATAAAGACCGTGAGGCAACCAACGACCTTAACACCATCCCAGCTAGTGTGCTAAAAGATTTACGCGATTTATCTGAATGGGATAGAAGCGGTGATTCGTGCTTTCGCGGGTGTGCAGCACCAGAACATGTAGAAGACCTTGTCCCCCTAATCGAGAAACTCTGCCAACCCAACATTGTTGTCGTGGATTTGGATGATTTGCGGGGGCGATTTTACAAGGCAATGATGGACGAGGGTTATCATCCATACAGTGAAGAAATGACACGCGGGAACGATGCGCTAGACGCAGCACTCGCCGCATTGAAGGAAAACAGCCATGCTAACCCCTGATGAAATAAAAATTCATGAGAAAATTGCGTGGATATTATGGAGGCATGGTCGCACGATTGGTGCTGATATGGCTGACCAATTAGCAGCTTTAATTATGGCTGAAATACTTGGGAAAATCCCAGCATTGAAGGAGAAACCGTGATGGAAAACGCAGAAACAAACACAAACCTCACGATAAAAGAGGCTATTGAATGGTTTGATTTAGTGGATAGCGATGTTGCCCGTGCAGCATCGAGCTATCTTCGTTTGGTTGAAAAACAGATGCAGGCATTAGAATATCAAGTTAAGTCGGTGAAAAAAAACTACAGGTCACAGAAAAAGAAAACCGCTCTGTATAAAAGCCAGCTTGCAAAAACACTGAGCAACTCGCGCAAAGCCGCATTGAAGGAGAAATGATTTATGGACGCACTATGGTTTTTGTTGCCATTTGGTATTGCAGTCGCGAATGGATGGCGTGTTAACAAAGATATAAAAAAGAACGAGGCTGAGTTAAAAGCAATGGGATTGAAACCTAACTATGTTGGCGGTGGAGCGTTTAAATCCTATTATGTGACTATTATACAGGAGAAATGATTTATGGATGACTTAACCGATATGACTAGTGATGTGGACGTATTGAGCCGACAATATCAGATACGCTCTAACGCTATTGTACCCCGCGCAAGCCAAGACGCACCGACTATGCTTGAACTTTCCCGCATACGCGAATTGCATTTGGGTATATGGCAGATTGTCAAAGAGCGTGACGAACTCCGCGCACGAATCGCAGAGCTTGAAAATAAAGGCATAGACCAGCTTGAGTTTATGCTGCAGCAAAGGATTGCAGAGCTTGAAGCCATGATAGACTCTGATTCAGAGGACTACGGCATAGTGGCTAATGCAGCGGGGTGGGCGTTGATTAAAAAGCTGAAAGCACCGCCGAGTGAAAGGGAGATAGAGGCTGTGGCAGAGCAGATTAGAGGCGCGAGTAGTTTTGAGCGTAAGAAATACACAGATTACAAAGTCAATTATGGTGACAGCCTTTGTTATGCAAAAGCCGCGATTGAAACATATCAGGAGGGACGGAGATGATTACAGAACAACACGCACTAGACCAATTGAAGCGTATTGCTTTAATTAAAGAGGGCAAACTATACAGCAGCCATGCCACAATCTCCGACACAGTTAGCAGTGCTGGTGATTGGAATAGATATGCCTTTCAAGCAATAAAACGAGGTGACTATAATACAGCAAAAGCATGTTGTGTTGTGGTTGCTGAGTTGCTTGGCTCGGACGCATTAAAATGAAACTTATCTTCGCCACATGCTGCGCCACGTCTATAGGGGCTATGTATATGGTGGCGCGTGAGAGTAAACAACAAAGGAGAATGAGATGAGTGTATTAAAAGAAATAACAATATGGTTTATTGCGCTGTTTGGTGTATTTGTTGCCGCTTTATTTATAAGGATTGTGTGGGAAATTATGAAGGCGGGTTGGAATGTAATCGGATAAACCATAGGGATGCCCACGCTTGTAAAGGCTGGGCAAGATTAAAGTAGCAGTAAGTGGCTACCACCCCTAATATGACCGCCCCGACTCTTTGCACTCTAAACTAGGGGCGGTCGCCAAACTTAACTTGACAATCACCCCCTCATAACTTTACAATGATTCCGTGCTGTGTGCGTCTGTGCGTATCACGAGAGGGTGAGATTGAGGGTCGTAATTAGGCTCACCAAAATAACGGCTATAGACCTATGCCGAGTGGGTTACATGAACCCATCCGCAGCACACAAGGATTTATATGCGCCCACCAGAATGGTTAATTGAATATAAAAAGCACCGCAACTGCAAGCATGCTTGGGTATGGCGAGGTCGTGGTATTGGTAAAATATGGAAAGACAAAAAGCGCTACGAGTGCTTAAAGTGCGGGTCAGTTACGGTTACTCCCACAACACCACAACAGGCTCAGGACGTTTTATCATAGCCAGATAAGCAACCGCTACTCGTTTTGCATCGAGGGCGAAGTAGAATGTATCGTTAGCTGGTTGATAAAATGCCAAGTTATCGTGATTGGTTTGCAATATACGTTCAGCAAGAGCTTTTATTTCGTCACGGGGCGGGGTGTATGTCATTTGCTGCCTTTCTTAGCTGGGGTAGTTGTCCATGCGCCGCACGGCTTGCACTGGTATCTGTGGTGGAAGTTAGCTGCTTTCAACTCATAGCCCTTTAATTCTAAATCATCACTATCGCAAGTTTTGCAGCGCAGTGTAGCGTCATCGTAAATTATATTGGCATTGCGCTTGCTTTTTACGTTGGTTTTAAGCTTGTTGTAAACTTGCTCTAGCACCTCAATATCTTGCGCGTTGTATTCTGCCATCTCTTTTATGGCATCAATCTTGCCTTGAGCGCAGCCAACCCATAGCGAGGCGCTGGTTTTGTTCTTTCCCTGCAATCCGCATATTTTAGCAAGGTGGTCTAGCTTGTTACTGTTCAGGGTTTTTTTAAACTTATTCCGCGCCATCTTATAGGTATCAATTGTGGCAACTGGCGGCAATGCAGGAAGTCCATTAGCGAATAACCTACCCTCAATAAATGGCATGTCAAAGCCGTCACCAAAGTGCGCTATGACATAATCCGCTTGTAGGATTATCTGGCTAAACTCTATAAGCAGCGCCTTATCATTATATGGCTCATGCGCGATTAAAACCGTAGGCGTTATTTCCCCCGCAAATTTATAAGCCAGCGTGCAAATAGATTTAGGTTGCTCAATAAAATCTAGCGGTATCCCCCTGTCCGAGAATACATCAAAAAAATAGCCCTTATTGGGCAGGGTTTCAATGTCTATGAATAATTCCTTGACGCGCTTGGGTGTATTTGCTACACTGATAATCGTCTTTCCGCGTACGGGAAGTTGGGGGCTGGGCATGTAGTCTGCCCCCATTTCTTTCTCTCTCATCTTTTTATACCGCGTCAACGTAGCGCCACCAATACCAAACAACACTGCAAGCTCGGTGTAGCTTTTTCCGCTATCCAGCATCCGATATATATCATCTTTGGTATGTTTCATACTTTGCAACTCACTATCGCTGGGGTTAAAAACAATTTCCGTTGCCATGTGCGAAGCTCTTTAAGTGACTTCTTTTGCTTTTTATTTACCGTGTACCACTGAGGCTTCACCATTTCGTTAGCTGCTTTTATTTTCTTACCGTCATTGATGTGCTTTAGGATAAGTGACCGAGCAAATGAGCCTTTGCGGGTGGTGAGGATAAAAGATATAAGCGCAAGCTGCTCGTTATAATGCAGCTCTAAATATGGCGAGATAAGCGAATCAAGCTGATTCTTTGCAGCCTGTTTATCATCCTCAGTCATGCGTGGTTTGACTAACCGAGTACGCTTTCCAACTTCTCTGATGGGGTCGCTCATACAGTCCCCGCGCCGTAATAGATAGGAAAGGGAGAGCAAGCGGTGAGTGACAAAATAATACCGAAAAGGATACCTAAGCCGATTATTGCCAACAAATCTCTAGCCATAATATCCCCCTTCGTGTTACTTTAAGTCATGATTACCGTTCAAGTTATATGCAAAAACTGTAAAAAACCCCGTGAGTATGTACTCAAAGACGGGGAGAATAAGTGCAAGTGTTGGTGCGGTGCAAAAGAACATTTTATTGTTTCCCCGCCAAAAGAACGTCCTTCTTAGCACTGCCCTGAGAGCTACCGAAATAATAGCTCATCACCTGAATCCACGCCGTGCCAAGCGAACCAAGCATAATGTTTAAAACGTCCTTGCTTGTGGCGGGTACTTCCTGCACCATCATAAACATAAGCACCCCGAAGAATCCACCTGTCACCGACATTGCCAAAATAGGAAGCGTCACGTCTTTTACTTGAATCTGGCGTTGCCGCGCTGAATCTCTATCGGCTGCTGATATGCGAACCAAGTCAACTTCTAATTCTGCCATGCGCTTTTGAAATTCTATCTCGGCTTGTTTTAGTTTTAGTAAGTCATCGGGCGATGCACCCGCTATGGCTTGTGCGACCTGCTCTTGTGTTGCCGCATCAATGCCAAATATCTTTCCGATAGCACCAACTGCAAGCCCCGCAAGTGGGCCACCTAAAGCTGTTGCGATAGTAGGGGCAACCGTGCCGACAATATCTTTCCAATCACTCATCCAACCACCCCCACGATTTCTAAATCAAATGAATCTGGCAACAACGCACGAAGTTTCTGCATGGTCTGTACTGAGCCTGTAACCATCTTTGCAGTCACTCCAGTTTTAGAATCCACGCCACCTTCCGCAATAGCTTTACCCACGCCGATACAACCCTTTAATTGATGCGACCAGTTAGCGTTATGGATAAGGATTAGGTCGCGATTGGGTACGTCTTGTAGATGCCAGTGATGCCCGTATTTTTGACTGATGCGCTTGGTGACGTGATACGTCCCTAATGGTATGCAGCTAACTTGCTGTTGGTTGTTATGCCAGCGTTTTTCAACTGTGTAACATAGCAGTTTTTCGCCGTCTTTTAACTCGCCAAACACGCCGTCTTTATGGTTTTCTAAGCGTGTTAGGGTTAATTTCATTTCTTCCTCATTGCTTTTAGAATTTGCCGCGCAGCCCACCAGAATTTTATGCGGTTAAATAGGTTTATAACGCCCTCGTTCTAATGACGGGTATTTCTTGAAGCATTGAGATGGTCTCAATGGCTGATTCTTTTGCTATTGCTTGTCCAATATAATTGTCAAAACCATGATACGCAATCATACCAAACGCAAAGAATATACAAAGTTGAGCGCGGATTATCATGGTAAGCCTTTTACAAATTTTAAAGCCTGTTCAAGCGATGATGCAACATATATACCCACCGCGATAATACCCATAACAAACCAGCCGTAACGCTCTGTTTTAGACTTGTATGCCTCTAGTGCTGCAATCCTATCTTCGTTCGCTTTGTGCGCTTCTTTAAGGTATGCAATCTCTAATTCCAAAATGTTATCGGCTACCTTCATAAAACCGCCCCCAAAGCTACTAATGCACCAATAATAAACTCACCATACTGCGAGAACCCATACCGAGAGCTTACCACATTTTGTGCAGCAATTCCAACTAAATATGCTATAGGTAGCATTGCACCAAATATCACTGGTAGGAAGGCTGTTTCAACAAAGAACGATGCAAACACGGCATAAGGTAAGGCAATGAATCCACCACGCGCAGCAAGGCGTAGATAGTTATTAGGCTTGCGGTTCTCTTTGGCTTCAAGGTTAAACTGCCCCCCGAAATAACCTGCTGTGGTGCCGACAAACCATAAGGGAATGGTGAGCAGTAGCCAGATATTGCCATGCGCTGCTGTAACTAAAAGTCCCATCACTACGCCATACGTCCAGCGAATCCATCCATTTGGCACTTCCCATCCATAGGGCTTTGCGAGCAGCTCACGGATAACCTCATTACCCATGCCGCCGCGCAGCCGATACGTTAAACCGCCTATGATTGCGCTAATCAGCAACATCATCCGAAACCTCTTTAAGTTTTTCAGCGGCTCTTTCGGCTTGCAAGTTAGCAAGTGCTTCTTTTTGTTTTTCCAAATCTTGGCGTAAATCAATTGTTTTGCTTAGAACCTGCACCGCTTGCTGGCATTGAGCGTGAGCTTGTGCTGGCATTGGTGCTAATTGTGCAGCTTGAATCAAAATGTTTAATGCTTGTTCGGGTGTCATAATCTTCTCCTATACCAAAAAAACCAACCTAGAATACGGCAATAAAAATATGTAATTAAACCAAACCAGAAGTAACCCTTACTTATCACATACGCTGCCATTTTGCAATCAGCGTGTTTACGGTCTATAGCCTGAGCAACATAATCATCATCGTGAGTTTCGCATCCCTCAGCAAAACGAGCCTCAAACCAATCTTTAAAGCCTAGCAATGATGGGACGGTGCAGACCATTATTCCTCACTTAATACAACATTTGTACTGCCACGGATAATCTCAATCCACTGCTCCGCATCATAGTTTAATTTGCCATAGAGCGATTCATTCATACGACAAGCGCCTGTAGCAAGCTCTTCAACCATACGGTCTTTTACCCACTGCTCAATAACTTGCATCCATGAATCATCTGTTTCAGGGGCGCCACTCCAGCCAAGAAATTTAGCCGCATCTACATGATTTTCTTTTTGCATTAGGCTATTAGTAATTGTGATTTTGTATGCCATAATAAATCCTTTCTATTTTCTCATCCAAATATGTGGAGCAAATCCGCCGCCACCGTAAGTGCCAGTGCCGAAGCTAGATGGCAATGCACCAGCGGCAGCTATAAAATAGGTTCCATCTTGAGCCGTCGCGCTTGTCATACCCATAGTTTCCCATGAGTTCACACTTGCCCATGTAATATTACCATCGCTAGCACCGCCCTGCATTGCTACCACAAGCCAGTAAATACCAGCGTCTAGGCTTTGACTAATGGTGACTTCTTTCTCACCTATGGTAGCAGAAGAAACCGTCCCTGCGTCAAGAATCAGTGTTGATGGTACGCCGTTTACGTCTTTGTAAATACCAAAACGAAGAACACTAGAAGCAACAGCCGTGCCCACTGTTGCACCCATTTTTGTCCATGTGGTTTTAGTCGGGCATACAAACGGCACCGCCCACATAACGTTTCGGGTGATAACAGTGTTTGCAAATAACGCTGTGATGCCAGCCTGAGGATAATAACGCCCCGTTACAACCGCCGCCCTATCGCGCGGAATGACTTGCTGGTCGCCGTTGGAGGTTTCAATGATGCCAGCCGTGCGGGTTATGTAGTTTGCATTCGGGTTAAAAGCAAAGAATTTGCTGGTGATGTGTCCATCATCTGCTTGAGTAGGAAGGTAAAAACCAATACCAACTGCTATCGTTCCTGCATTTTCTGTGTTAGTGTCGAATGTTGCTGTAACCGCTGCGGCTGTCGTAACTGCACCTGTTGTAGCGCCAACACGACCCTCCACGCCTATCAATAATTCATCCGTGCCTGTGGCGTTAGATTTAGTGGCATAACCCAACACGCCACCCAAATGCCCTACACCCGTAATCGAGTTAGCGGTGCTGTGGCGGGCATAAGCAACTTGTGCAAAGCGAACGCCTGTAGTACTTGCGGCTGGTTGCCAGTCTAACTCAGAATAGCTCGAACCTGCAATAGTCTGATAATTAGTAACGGCTGTGGTTGTATCAGCCGTGATGTCAGAAACCTTGTCGCTAAAAGCAAAAGCCGCACCTGTGCCAACAGCATTAAACGTAACGCCACCGCTGATTCCGACTGTTGTAGAATAATAGTTGCTTGCATCATAGCCGATACGAAGCTGCTCAGTGGTTGATATAGCGTGTAACCTTGCCGAGGCTGTTGTGCCACCAATAACGGTATTCCCAGACGCGTCCCATCTTTGTCGTTCAGTGCTGGCAGTAGAAACTCCGAGAATGTTTGTACCAATGCGATACATCCCCATATTTAAGCCAGTGCCAAAACTGTAAGATGGGCTTGCTGCGCTCCCATCAATGTTGAGGTACCTTACAGAAGAGCTAACGCTTGATGTTTGAATGCCTAATACGTTTGTTCCATTAACCGCAAAGTTCATAGTATCGGCAGCACTGCGATATATGCCTGTATTGGTGTCCGCACTAAAACTATAAGCTGGAGCTGCCGCAGTTCCGTCTTGACCCCTAAATGGTAAAGTCCCCGTAAATTGTGCAGTGGTAATGGTAAAACGCAGGGTATTGTTTGTATAAAACTGAACGTCTGAGTTTTCATACTGACGAATCTCTGCAACGCCAGTAGAGCTTATGCCAACACGAAAACCATCAGCAGCGCCAGAGGAAGTGGTACTATTTGTAATCTGAAGATAGTTAGCTGAGGCGCTTGCTATATGCTGGTGAACCGTAGATTGAGGAACGCCTAAACCAATACCAAGTCGGTTGTTGTTAAAATCCGTATTTAAAAACAATCCAGAAATTGTGCTGACGTTTAAACCTTCGTCAAAGTTACCGATGCCTGCGTATATATGGGCTGTTCCACCACCAGCGTCTAGCAAAAAATATGCGCCGTTATTAAGCTGAATGGTGCCATATCCAAAGGCGTTTTGGTCATACGGTCTAATTTCCGCAACGTTTATCGTAGCAGGGAAGTTAGCATAGTCATTAAATGTATATTGGTTGGCATCTAAAGTTATATTACCATGCGATGCGTTTGTATTGTCATATAATCTTGCCGTGTTAATCTTTATGTCAGCCGGAGCAGAGGAATAATTGATAAAAGAAAAAATGTTGCTATCAACAGAAATGTAGGCATTGCCTGCAAAGGTAGGGTCGTATAATCCTAATTGTGCAACGCTGTATAGCGATTGATTGCCCAAATCTACCGAAGTCACCGCCCCTGTATAAGGAACCAGATTGTCCACGGCAGATGATGGGGCTTTTGAATTTAATTGGTCTTGAACCGAGCTAGTAACGCCTTTTAAATAAGAAAGTTCTGTCAGATTGGGGTAAACTGTAGTTGATAGCGTCACCAAAGTCTTAGACGCACCAAACCCTGCAATAGTGTTAGCTGTTGCAGAATCAAAATTCCAACCACCATATGCCGTAGCATTAACTCCACCACCAGCACCAACTAAAAGAACATCACCACCAGTGGAATTTTCTAAAAGAAGCCCACCAGAACCATCTGCTTTAACTGTTGTTGTTATTAAAGCACGAGAACCCAAATCAACATCAGCAGTTGCGCCTGTGTAGGGGACGAAAATCGTCCGCAAATGCTCTATGCTTTGACCACCCCTAATTAAAGACATTAAATCCCCGCTAAAGCTTTTTTCAATTTAGCTTCTTTGTCTGCTTTTTCTTGTGCAAAATCTGCTCTGTCTTTTCGCAGCTGTTCGTAGCTTTTTGCAAATTCTGCTTTATCTTTTTCAAATAATTGCAGTTTTTTAACGTAATCTTTTTTCTCAGCATCAAGCAATGCTTTTGCCGCGTCAAATTCTGCCTTGTCTTTTTCAATTTTTGCAGATAAGTTTTTAGCTTCCGCAACAACTGCATCCGCTTCAGCTTTTTTAGCTTCAGCCTTTTCAGCCGCTTTAGTTGCTGATAATTCCGCCTTTGCAAGCTCTTCTTTTGCTTTAACAGCTGCATTGCACTCATCAACCATTTCTTGTTTTTTTTGTGCAATTTCTTTTGCTGCTTGTGCAAATTCTTTAACTTTGCCCTTGTCAGAAAGTGTAGCCGTTACTGCTTCACAAAAAGCAACAATAGCATTGTTAAAAGTGTCTTCGCTCATTAATCTGCTCATGGTAATTCCCCTTATTTGCTATCGTAAACTTTGATTGTGATTGATGGTGCAGTCGCGCCTGTAAGTGTAAACCCAAGATAAACTGGATTTAGTTCGTCCGAGTTAATAAAAAACTTTTCAGCAAAGCCAGCCGTGCTTGAAACGTCCGAGCCGTTATTAATTAAATCAACAAATGTCACGTTATCCGCGCTTACTTTAGCCGTGATAGTACCGCTGCCAAAAGTGCCATAGACAATAGCCATATAAGAAGGCTCGATGCCGTTTCGATTGTTTTTGCATTTGACGCTGACCGTGCCATTTGCTGCTAGTGTAAGTGTTGCGATTAAAGACATGTTATTCTCCTTGTTGGTTGCGTTCTATTTCGCGTTGAAGTTCTTGAAGTAGTCCTAAGTTTCCTAATTGTGATTTCTGCCCTGAGTATGCTTTTTCTATTAGGTTGCCACCGCGACCAAGTACACCCGAAGTAAGCCTTCCACCCGATACTATAAAGCCCTGCCTATTGGCTTGCCCTGTCGCAATCAGGTTGTTTATTTCTTGCATTTTACGCAGCATAGATGTTTCCGACATAGAGCGCGTAGCCGCCGAACCCGCCACCGCAAGCGGAGCCATTGCAGGATTGGTCACCCCTGCGCCTATACCAAGCAAGCGACTTGAACCACCGCGAATCATTTCGGTAACAACTCCTGTTTCAGCGGCATTTTCAATAGCTTTAATTTCGTCTGCGCTAAATCCTCTAAGGTTGTCTTTATCTGCTAAGAATCGCTTTAACCCACCTTTTAATGAACTTGTAGGTTGCTGTGTAGCGAATGCTTTGGCAGTAATTTGCTCTAAGTCACGCATCCGCGCAGACTTTGCCCAAATTTCACGACCGCGTTTATAAGCTTCAAAACCAGCCGCGCCACCGATTAAATCTTTTTCTGTGATATTTTCCACCGTGTCGCGTAACGTGCGCTGCATCGTTAAAACCTTGCGCGAAACGTCATCAGGTGTACTTGCTTTGTATGCTAAATCACCAAGCGTTTTGTCGATAGTTTGAAAGCCCTCTAAGCTTAAAGGTTGTCCTTTTAGGGTGCTAAATACCTCAGTTGCTTGACGCACAACGCCTTCAGGGTCAGCAACCTTACGCAACGCTTCTTTTGTCGCTTCAGGAAGCGTAGCCCCTTCTTCGCTGATTTTTTTGACAATATCATCATAGATTTTTACAGTGCTACTAGGGCTAACCGCTCCACCAGCCTGTTCTGCCACTTTGTAAAATGATGATGCGTTAGCTTTTATCTGGTCAGCGGTTATTTTATTTACAGGCGGTAAAATGTCATCCAAAACAGATTTTGCGTATTTAGCAGATTTACCCGCCGCAGTCCCCGTCTTACCAACCACATTCACGCCTTTAGCTGGAAGCAGAGCTGTGCCGATATTGCCAACCGCTTCAAGGTTTCTAGCCAAGCGTGGATTTTCGCCTCTAAACTCACCGTATTTGCTCATTACATTTTGCAAAGCACCTAGCGCAGTGTCTTTTAAGGTCTGCCCTTCGCCTGTAGGAATAGCTCCTAAAGCCGCGGCGCCTTCGCCTAATCCAGCGTCACTTTCAGGCAAATAACGATAGCCAGAAATTAGCGCGTTACCAAGTAAATCACCAAACGCACCAAAGCCCTGTCCTACTACTTGCGCGGCGGTTTCTGGGAGTGTTTGCTCATCATAAGCACGAGCGATTTCGCCTAGATTCTTAAACCTATCACTTACCGCGCCCTCCATTCTTTGCACAAAACCAGCACTGCGTTCTTCTTGCGGTGCTTCTTGTGGCGCAGTTTCAGCCTTTGCTTGCTCGCCGCCTAATTTTGCTACATCATAACCGCCCGCCGCGAGTTTTGCTTTAATTTGCTCTTTTGTCGTCCCTAGTGGTATTCCCTCTAAAACTGTACCGTCTGGCAATTCAACATCAAATGTTTCTACTTGTACTTTCGGTGCTTCTTGTGGCGCATCACCAAACTTTCCCTGCCAATTCATGGCAAATTCTTGTGCGGTTACGTCAGGATTGCCAGCGTTTAACACCACAGCATCACGCCCCACTAAATCAGCGGCTTTTGCTTGTGGGTTTTGCAATAGCTTTAAAGCCCCGCCAGCACCTTGCTGATGCGCTAGGTATAATTCACCCATACTGGGTTCACGACCTAGGGCTTCAGTCAATTTAGCTTTATTATCAGCGGTAAATCTTTGCACTGCGTCAATTTCTTGTTTAGCATACTCAGGCGTACCAAAAGGCGCGGTGATTCCGTATTGTTTCGCGGTATCATCTACAAACTGAAACATACCTTTTGCACTTGACACAGGATTCCTAGCGAGTGGATTGCCACCGCTTTCAACTTGTGCTAATCGTGCGTAGTATTCTTGCATTAGAAATCACCCCATTTAACACGCGAACCAGCTTTAATAGGTTTTGTTGCATTACTAACCGCGCCACCAAGTAAAGCGTCAAGCGTAGGACGCTCACCCCGCTCGCCAAGCTCTTTGTAGTATTGTTCAAACTTTTTAGGGGAGTAGCTCTCACCCGCTTGTGCAATATATTCGCGCTTTCTCTCAGCATAATCTTGCTGCAAAGCACCAAAAGCCGCGTTGTTTTTAAGCGTTTGCTCTAAACCTAGCCGTGTACCCGTTGGCTTACCAGCTACCGTTTGAGCGGCTTGTTGTTCTTGCTCAGTAATCGCGCCTTTAAGCACCTTAGTCACATCAAAGCGATTGCGAATAAGTTGGCTATCTAATGTTTGGTAATCAGATACGTTTTTCAATTCGTCCTCAGTCAAAAATCCTGACAAGGCGGATTTAACTGTATTTTTTACAGGGGCTAGCGGGCTGATTTCAATATCAGGATTAGCTTGCAGCATAGCAAACGCTTGCTCTGCGCTTCTTACTTGGCTTGCGTAGTCAGCAGCTTCTTTATCTAGCTCTGCAATTTGTTCTGCGGATTTCTTGCCCATCTCTTCTTTGAATTTCTCATTAAACGCGCTGTCAGGCTTATTATTCACATTAACATTGACGCCACCTTTGCCGAATAAACCAGCGTATAGCTCGCGCATCTCAGGCGGCATCTGCGACACTTGTTGCATAGTTCGCATGTTTGTTTCAAATGGCGTTGGCTCGTTTAATTTTGCAAAAGTTCCTAGCGTTTCCAACTCACCGCCGCTACGCAAAAACTCCTCAGCATTAGGCACAATCTGATTCAGCCTACCCAACATAGCTGGATTATTTAACAAAGCATCACGCTGCATTTGACGTTCGCGTAAAACACGGTCGCGCTCGTCTGCCTCAAAAAACTTCTCAGGGTTATCAATGCGCTTTGCGTTTAGCGATGCCGCTGCAAGCCTGTCTGACATATCACCCGCAAAACTCCCAAGACCGCCTAAAAAGTCCATCATGCGACCCTCTTCATCTCGACACCAATCATGCCGTAATTAACTGCCTTTATGCCGTTAATCTCCACTACCGCCTCAGGGGTAATTTTCTCTACATCCTGCGCCATAACACCACTGTAACGCACATCATCGCCTATGTAGTTAAACTCATAAAGCGGATAGCCGTTTTGCTCGCCAATTTGCACAATGTTTTCTTTAATTCTTATGTCTGACCGAAACAAACCAAGTATTTTAGCCGCATCATTTACAATGCCGCCTGTGGTTTTGGTGCTTCCTTCTTGTTTTGTACCCTGCGACCTATCCGCCGTATTAAACAAGTTAGCAAGTACACCGCTACCAAAATTAAGTGCGGTTGGAAGAGCTTGACGTTGTTGAAGGTCAATATCGCGCTCCATGCCACCAAACCCAAGAAGACTAGCAATGTTGCCTTGTAATTGATTATAGGCATTGTTAAATTGATTGCCAGAAGCACCCGCCAGCGCATCAAGTCGCGCCCGCTCTAAATCAGTCTGACCGCTGCGATATTTAGAACCACCAAAAGCCCCCGCCTCACTAGCTCTTTGTGTCAGCATAGATTGCGGGGCTTCAAATTGACGATTAATGTCTTCTTCGACCCGCGATTGGAATGGATTTAAGTATTTTTGAATACTCGATTGAATGTTGTCGGGATTTAAAAGATTCCGCGCTTGTAGCTCTTCCGTGCTAAATCCCATCGGGGAAAAATACTGCTCAGGGCTTGCCGTAATTCCAGTGATAGGCGCAATCAAATCACGGTAGTATTTTTGAATATCCTCAGGAAGTGAATTAAATCCACCTTGAGCTGATTCCTGCGATGAGCCTGGAGTGGTTTTGCTACCACCAAATAAACTGCCTACAATTTTACCCATTACAAAACCTCCAGCGCGTAATGACCGCGCTCAATAGTGCAAAATTTGTGGCTTTCTAGCACACGAATAATACCACTTTTATTTGAGAAACAAAAGATAAATTTTTTGTTGTTTTGCTTTGCCACTTGCTTGCACCATTCTATATAAAGATTAAACGCATTATGCTTTTTTCTACCGCTTACTTTGTCAAACTCATACCATGTTATGATTGCAAAATCGCAATCCGTCATAGCTAAAAACCCCATCAAATCACCATCGTTAATAACCGCGCCGTTTTTAGGTAAACTCGACACAGGGGGGCAAATGTTATCCGTCCACCGATTAGAGAATTCCTCATAATCAGCCCTTATATCAAATGCCCTTAGAATGTTGATAACGCCACCCTTCTCCACTCTAAACTCCCTGTGTCCACCACCACATATAAAAACCCTGTAGCAACCGCAATATCACCCGCTTTTTCAGTGCCAATTAAATCCGTCATGCTTGATGGCACTGGATATATTTTAGCATTCACCGCTTCTTGTGTTTGATAGTCCGAAACGTCATTAGCTCGCTCTCTAGTGACCTCGGAAATCCACCTTAAAATAGAATTATCATCCGCATTCGTAGGTAATATGGGATAAAGCGACCTCATTTTGGCGACCCCTTTTTGACTTCCATATACCATTGCCCAAAACTTACACGCTGGTCTAAATCGTTACCAGTTATGTCCATTTGCACAAAGCGACCGTTCTTTTCTACCGCAATTCGCCCTTTTTCGCTAGGGTCTGGCACTGTGTAATTCGTGTTAGAGCGCGTTGCCCCTAAAGGATAATCCTGCGTCAAAACATTGACGTTAAAATCACCAGTTAGCCCCTGCATGTCAGGAATAAACGCGCCTATTTGCACCGTATCAGTACCGCCGAATATCTTATTTGTCGTAAGCTGCCATGCCATCCCTGCGCCGTTATCATTTACACCATTTTCATGTAAATAGGCGTTATTATCTAGCCCTATCATTAAAGGGTTTTGGGTTAAAACGCTTGGATATTCCGCAGCCGTGCGTGAAATAGTATCCATAACCCACACTTGCGTATCAATGTTATATCGGGCAATTCTATCGGGCTCGTTACTCGAAGCACTTGGGTAATGCCACCAAATCTCACGATATTTAGCATTATACCATGCAAATATCTTATCAGCTTGCGCGTAGTTCAAGTCGTCAAAAACATATCGTAAAATTGTACTTTCATTGCCAGAATTTGAAGGCACAACTTCCACATTTGCCCCGCGCCACATATAGAAGTTATCAACGCCCATCCAGTAACCTACGCCTAATGCAGAGACCCTTGCGTTTTGCCCGATAATACCTATCCCCGCATCAAGTAACAGCGTTTCCCAAATAAACTGCCCACCAATATAACGGAAAGTGTAAGTTTGATTATCAGTGAAAAGCAAATTAGTGCCGCGCACGTTGAGTTGTGACGTAAACCGTCCTGCACCCTCGATAGTATCGCTACCCGCTTGTCCAGTCGTCCAGTTAGTAAGCGAGCCTTGATTGCTCCATGATATACCGTTGGCATTATCCGCCGCTAGTGCTGAATCATATCCTAATGCTACGACAATTTCGTTAGACACAAACACATAATTACATGGCGGGGAGTTTGTGACCTTAACAGGAGCAACCGATATATCTGCGTCCCATTGATAAATGTCTGATTGTGCGTTGAAAGCTGAAAGCAGCAAGTCACCAAAACGAGCATGTGACCATAATCTTGCGGGGGTTTGGTTTGATGCGGTTTTTGCTACGCCGTATAACCCAACACCATAAAGCCCTAATCCGTAGCCTGTACCTGTTATCGTATCAGCTTGCCCCGCTGCTATTTGCGGATATAGATTAATTCCTGCGCCGCCACCGCCTGTTACCGATGATGAAGCCTTGCCAGCCGTAACTACGTCAAAAGTATTCGTGGTAATATTTCTGATAATAAACTCTAAGTTAATAGAAGCCGCCAAAATACCGCCTGTATCAGCAGCGCCTGCAATCTTTACACGATAGCCACTTAGTAACCCATGCGATGCTTTTGTGACGGTGATGATGCCGCTTGTGCGTACTACTGATGCGCCACCGCCTGAACCTGTGCTGGTGGCAGCGGTTGAGACAATAACCGTATAAGAGTTGGTAGAAACCGAGCGCACAAACAAATCAGCGTTTATCTCACCCGATGGAATGCCATTAACCGCTGACGACCCCGATAGTGTGACAATATCCCCAGCTTGGAATTTGTGCGCCGTGTCTGTAATGGTGATTGTGGTGCTTCCGTTCACCGTAGCAATAGGATTGCTTCCTAGTGTAGCGCGATATGTTGCTAATGAATTAGGCGCAGTGACCGCGACCGTAGTAAGTGGCGTGATATTGGTTAGGTTTGTACCAAGCAAATCAAATAGCGCAGTATTAGAGCCTATCAGATACCGATTATACGAATTAAGATTATAGGAATAAATCGAGCGCGATACACCAGAAAATGACTCACCCGCGTCTAATGTGATGGAAGACCAGCCACCTATTTTCTCAGGATACCCGCCAACAAAACGAATTTTATCCGCAAATGTATAGTGCTGCGTTGTCGATTCGGGCATGTCAAGGCTCGATTCAACACCAGCTAATATCTGTATTGGTATTAATTCGCCTGACATTTAGAATCCTTTATTGGTCGCCGTAAAACGTCATATATACTTGCGTAGGGTCTTCTGTTCCAACTATGTTAGACCCTGCAAAGTTGCGGCATAGAACACGGCAAGTTGTCGTGGTTGGTAAATTTGCAGAATCAAGATAAATCATTTTTAGCACTATCGAGCCTGTGGCGGATGATGAAGGACAAAATCCGATTGCAATTCCATATTCCGCAGATGAAAATGCGGTTGTATAAGTAATAGTATAGTCGCCTGTACCATTTTTTGTAACTGATGCTATGTTATATGAAGCAAGTATAGTCCCCGCCGCATTAAATTTAACCCATGCCTTAGCTGCCGATGGGTGGAATTGCTGTCTGGCTGGTGAAGTATATGCTGTGGTGATTGAGCCAGCCTCCTGTTCTGCTTGTGATGCAGCCGCCACAGCCGCAACAGTCTTAACATCCGCCGCCACCGCCCAGCTAGTACCATTACATACCAACATAACCGAATCATTCTGCGTGCTGATTACATAAGTAGTTGCACCGTCAATAGTTTCGCTCGAATTGCCATCAATCGTAACTGTGTTAGAGCTAGAATCGGTCTTTTTCACGATAACCATGAACCCATCGCCAGCCGTTGCCGCTGCGAGTAGGTTTACAGTAATAGCCGCAGACGTAGCATTAGCCAGAATGACTTTGTTTCTATCGCTTGTGCTGGTAGATACAGGTGACGTAGTAACTGTACGAGTGACATTATCCGATGCCACTTTAAGCAATGAATCAAGCGAATCAAAGTTAGTGTTAAGCTGCGCTCCCCATAAATCCGCATCAATGGCGTTATTAACTAGGGGCTTATTAAAGCTATAATTCGTTGTAGTGGTTGGCATTTTTATGCTCCCATAGTTTATAAACTACGTCATTTGATTTTAGATTCTTCGCCTCGAACGATGAGATGTGAACCCCAGCCGCTTCGCATTTAGACTGCCACAAAAGAACAGGGTCGGGGATATACTCGGCATACATGCTGCCTATCGTATTCCCACCCAAATCGATACAAAGATAGATTTTACCATCAAAGTACCAATCTCCGCCCTTGTCTTTTGCAACTAACTCCATTATGGGAACACAATCACGTCATAAACAGATGTGTTAGAGGCTTGCGATTTAAAGCCGATTGTTTTAGTTGAAACGTCCTTGCTGTTTACATAAACATCGTTTGGCGTACCAGCTGCCGTGTTTAAGCTAACCAGAACCACGCTATCAGCTTCCAATACAGGCACTTTAAGAGTTACCTCAGTAGTGCCGTTTGCTGTGATTTGCCCTGCGATATAACGCTTAATATCACCACTTGTAATTGCCATTGTAATCTCCTTAATACCAGTTGTTTAAAATTGTGCTTATGGTTAGCTCGCCAGTTGAAAGCCGACTATCATTTCGCGTTTGCAATGCTTTAAATTCATTGTCTTCTAGCGTCTGATAATACATGCCTCTTTCTGTATCCTCTTTATCCTCAGCGTAAATGTTTTTCAGTGTATGCATCATGATTAAATCTTCTGCATTATCTGTAAAATCATTTGTATCGCTGTCATTTACTAAATCATCATATTTCTTTAGCCATCTAAACTCCAGCGGGTACGCTTCTTGTGGCGTTGGCAAAAGCAAATACTGATTATCTCTAAACGTATAACTATCGGGTCTGCCTGTTTGGTCAAAATTGCGCTCAACATAAATGTTTGTGGCAATCTTTTTTAAATCAATGCGAACCTGATTATCAATTAAAGTAAGACCGTTGACTTGCAGCTCGTTGATTAAATTGCTTGGCAAGCTGGGGACTACATTATCCCCAGCCGTCAAAGTAATAGTAACCAAGTCTTCGTTGAACCAGAACTGCTTATTTTGATAAAAGCGAATAGCGCGATTAATCTCACTATCAACTACAGAAGCAGACAAGGAAGTGAAGTCGCTATCTTGCGATTTACGAGCAACCCTATCTCTTATCTGCTTCAATGTAGCCATAACGCCCTTACCTAGAAAGCCCTTCCGTGTTCAGACGTTATGCGTCGTATGATACAGCAACACTAAATGCAATATCAGCCGTAGCGTCAGCGTTGGCAGTGTTGATTGTAACAGCCAACCAGCCATTTGCAGTAGTGGTCAGTGTCAGACCAGTAGTCTCATCAATCGTAACGAAGCCGCCAGATTGAGGAGCTGTAGCCGCTGAAGCAAAAGCATCTACGTCGTTAGTGTTGTTAGCATTGTCATCATAAATGATACCCAAATCTACAGTTGTACTAGCAGCACCAAAGTTGCCACAATACACAGATTTATCATTGATGATGAATTTTGCGCCTTTTTGAAAAGGAACAAGACCCACAATGCTAGTTGCAACCGTACCAGATGGTACGGATACAGTGCCAGTCACTTGGCGAAGGGCACCAAAGTTATCATGTTTAACTTTGTTAAAATCAGTGCTATTGCCAGCGAAGCCAGTAGGAACGATGTTAGGTGTAGTCATAATGTCCCCCTATGAGTGAGCTGTTGCGTATGTTGAAATAACAAATGCGCCAATATCTTCTGCGTTACTTGGAGACATTTTCTTCACGCCGTAGATAGAGCGGAAGTCCATACCTTTAATGTAATCGTAATCAGACAATTGAACAAACATTTTGAACGGCACTTTTGTATCGTTCGCACTGATACCGCCAACAGGTGAGGCAAACGAAAGCGCGTCTTTACCAACCAACACAGCGCGGCGAGCAGCGGTTACAACGGCACTTGTAGAACCGTTTACACCTTGAGCAACGCGAGGAGCTTGATAAATTTTGACGTTCAAATACTCACCAACCATTACTGGTTTAGTGCCGCCCTTGTAAGTCAGGTTGCTTTCTTTGCCACCATTTACTTTTGCAAGTTCGTTGTTGTACCATTGAATTTTGCCGCCGCTGTCTTGGCGCAAATCAACCACTTGATACGGATGCAAAAACAGCTTGAAATAGCCATCAGCGCAAGGTTCAATTGGTTGGTCAGCAGACAGGATTTTCTCAACAGCATAATCAACCAAGTCCATGCTCATCGTATCGTTAGATGTCAAAGATTGGTCAGCCGCTACAGCACCAGCGCGAAGAATGCGGTTGGTGGTTGGAGCAGTTGGAACGTTGTGACCTTGCGCTTGCAGTTTTTGAGCCGCAGTTGCATAAGTTGTGCCGTTCATTGAGAATGATGTCGGATTAACACCAGCAAGTTGTTGGAAAATTGCAGTATCCATTAATTCAAGTGCGCGGTTCGCTTGAAGGCGAGCAGTCACTTCATCAAATTGGATGTTTGTGCGTTGCTGTTCAATAGAGCTATTGTTAGGGCTTGACACCGCAATGCGAGTAAGACCAATAGCCATATTGTGCGTGCCAGTGTCTAATGCTTCCTCGTTACCGAAAGCTACAGAGCCTTCGCCGAGTGGATTAGCAACCAGTTTGCCAACATAATCAAATGTTAAATTGTCGCCGCGACCGTTGTCACCGCGAAATGCCGCAGAAGCATCGTAAATTGAGCCTGATTGCACCAATTCACCGAATGCTGTTTGCTGGAATGCTTCTACCCATGTTTTCTTTTCCCATTTTGCAATGGTTGAGTTATTGGCAGAAGTCATAACTGTTGTAGCCATGATATACCTCTTCAGTTAATGTTTTAATTAACCGCCAACTCATGTAAGTCTGAGATACCTCGATTTTTGCAGGAAATCGGTAAAACCATGCTTTTAAAGGGGGCTACCCATGCTGTCAAAGAAGCTACTCTTATAAGGCGTGTGTCATATACCTATACAACACACGCCCATAATATCAGTTATTTAAATTAAATCAAGCCTAAAATTTACCAGCCATCATTTGTCCGATAGTAAGATTAGAAACGTCCTCTAAATCGTCAAAATCACGCGCAACCGCTGTTGCACTTTTGCCACCACTGATTGCGTTTGGCTTCGCGGCTTCTCTTAGCGCTGCTTTTGCAGTCAAAGACTTTTCTTTTGTTGGTTGCTTGCCAGTTTTTTCGTATCCTAGCTTTTTAGCGTAAGATTCAAACCAATCCACAATGGCTTTGCCTTCTTTATAAACCGCCTCGACAGGGTCTTGCCCTTTTGCTGCTGCTGCATCAGCGATTTTCAACTTCTCAAAGCGCAAAATTTCCTCAGCTTGACGGCGTGACATACCACCTTGAACCATTCTATCAATGGTAATGTCTAAAGCAGTGGAAACAACGTCATCATAATCCGTAAAAGCTAACTTAAATTCCTCTTCAAGGCTATTCAGCTCAGTTTCAGCATTTTGCCGCCAGCTATTGACCTTATCTTTCATAATAATTTCATCAACCATAGCAAGCTTTTGACGTAATACATCGCTTTCGCTAACTTCTTCTGCGCTGTATTTAGCAGTTAAGGCTTTGCGCTCTTCTTCTGCCTTTTGCGCTGCCAGTGCTTCAGCTACACGCTTTTCGTTTTCTTCTTTTTTTAAGCGTTGACGCTCTCTATAAGCCTCTTGAGCTTTTTTATCTTTTTCTTCGTCCGATTCTTCGGCTGGTTTTTCTGACGCTTCAGTCTTTACTTCGGTAGGCTCTTCGGTTTCAGCCGTTTCAACCTCTACCACCTCAGTTACTTCTTCGGGTTTTTCTTCAACAAAAGGCTTGCCTTCCGTTTGTTTCTCTAATTCTTCAATCTCTTTTAATAGTGCATCCATTGGGCTTTCCTTTATATGGTTACATTTACTTCGCTCGGTAGTTTGTATTGCATGATGTCATTCTCAATAGCTTTACCTTCAGTTTCTTCAAGGGTTTTGCGGGTTTCTGCGACAGTTTGACGGGTTTCTGCCATTGCTTTTTGCGTCTTAGCTGTAACTTCCGCCGCGACCGCTTGAAGTCTTTGTGTTTCAGCCTGCTGTAATGCAAGTGAAGCCTGAGAGTTTTGAGATTGCAATTCTTGAATCTGCGCTTGAAGCTGTTGAACGATTTGTGGGTCGATAGGTGCTTCACCCAAAAGAATGCGTTTAATGTTAGTTTTTTCACGGGTAGTAAATGGCATATATTCCACAGCCGCCGCGTACATTTCACGATAACGCTGGTCGCCCACCTGCATCATGCCAGCCGCAACGTTACCAATTTGTTGCGTTTTATACTCTTTAAGTAACGGCGTTTCTGGTAACTCACCGATGTCAATCTCATACTCATCCACCAAGAAATCTTGACTCATGCGCTCAAAAATAACTTGCCCATCATCATTCATAGCTTTAAACATTCTGCCATCACTTGCTGCAACCAAGAGACGCATAAACGATAGCATCATGCGAGCTTGCTCAACACCGTATAATTCAATACTATCAAAGTAAGGGGCAAGAATGGTAGTCGCTTGTGTCATGCGTTGACGCTGTAACATGGCGGTTTCGTTTCCGCTTGCTGATACACCGAAGAACGTTTCATCAATACCTGTAACTTGGCTCATCGAAGCGTCAGATATTTGCAGGATATTTTCATACCCCGAAGGCATTGCAGGGGTGGCTTTTGGAATTACTTTACCACCCGATAACGCGCCATCCGCCACTTCAACCGCTGCTTGATTGCGAGTGTAGTTTTTCTCAAACGCTTGCACATTCTCAATTGCGCTTTTTTCATACATCACACCACCGCGAGAATTAGACGCGATAATCAGCATCATCTCAGTAAGTGATTTATTGTAATAACGTGACGGGTCGCGCATCGAAGCAACAATGCCCGTCCATATCTTATTCACTTCATCACGGTCGCCCGTCTTAAACTTAATGCTAAAGCCTTGCTGTGAGGGCGACTTAAACACGCGAAATACCTTATCACCGCTGTAAATTCCAGTGTAGTAAGCTTTGCGCTTTTCCTCAATAGGCTTGAACGGAATCTCAAACGCCTTAAAAATATCCGCCACTTGTTTTTTAATGCCCTGAGTAATCACAAGCACAAGTGCGGCAGGGTCGAAACTAAAAGCCTCTTCGTCATTGTTTACTTGTAAAAACGCCGCCGCTAATGCTTCTTGAAGCGCGGGGTTGTTCATTTGTAGCAAAGGATTATCAACGCGATAAAAGCTTTCAATCAGATAAAATTGGTGGAAGTAAACACGCACCATTGAGCGATTAGCGTCTGAATACTCAAAGCCTATTTTGTCATTAATGCCACCAATAGGATTAAATTGGTAGTTTGTATTGTCATCTAGCTGCACGGTCTCGAAATCTTCTTCTTCCGCATCAAACAAATGCTCAGCCTCTTCCGCATCATATTCCTTGACTCGGTAAACCCACCGCGAATCTAATAAATTAGGCTGTGTTGCTGCGGGGTCATAACCCACCTCTAAAGGATTGACCCGCTCAACAATAATCTCACCATTAGGGTCGCGTGTAGCCTCGCCACCGTTAAGCGTTAGGCATGTATCTGTTGCGCCTATGCCACCAATAACCATATCCATATCTTGGCGCGTTTCCATTTGATTTGCGTAGGTATTTTTGCGAATATAATCAGATAATGAATTAAGATAATCCGAGTACATTTGCTGTTCTGGCTTATCCGTTAGCTTGGCTTGGTAATCTGGCTTTTTACGCTGCCCAATCATAAATCCAACAATGGCGTTTACATAAGGCTTTACCTTATTAAACTCCACTTGCTTAATGCTTTGTGTCATACCCGCACCAAATGCCACCGAATCACGATAAGCCATGTAGTCACCAGCATAGAACGCTTGGCATTCTTGAATGTGATTGCGCTGTGGTCGCAGCCCGACCTTGCTAATGTTGTATTGCTTTTGAGCTAATTTAAGAAATTCTTTTTTTGAAATCATAAATCTAAAACACTAATAGGTTGGTCGTATTCATAGCCGCGTCTTACACTTACTTCACCAAGCGCGGGGAATACTGGGTTCATATCAAAAATCATACTCATCGCATCCAGAAAATCATCATGCGCCGCGTATGGAAAAAGCAAAAATTCCTTTTCCACTATATCACTAAAGAAGTTTCTAGGCAAGCCGTTATCGTCTTTATACATCACATCATTTGGAATCCATACCTGCCCTTGCTGCATGGGGGCAATAAGGCGGCGAATCCTATCCTCTTTTTGTTGCCGTGATTTAATTTCTATCACAGGGAATCTATAGTTCTCCTCGCGCTGTTTGTTTTGAATGTAGTGTACATCCGACAACATACCGTAAGCCTCCCATCCAACCTTCGCTGGTTTTTTAGTTTTCATTAGCCATTTTCTATGCAACTCAAATAGTTTGTTAACGCGCTCAGTAGGATTTAATCTCTCTCTCACGCCATCAATTAAATAATAATTTTGGTCTGGCATCAAACACCAAACCGCCATAGCCGTGTAATCGCTTGATTTCTTTTTAGCTGTGGCAGGGTCAACCGTAATATAGATATTCCCCCGCGTGGCATCAAACGTCTGCACAGTGTAATAGTTGACATGGTCGGACTTAAACTCACCGCCACCAATAGGCACTGGTTCTTGTAAATATTGCCCGACAAACGCATAATCATTCATGCTGCCACGAAGGCTAGTTAGAACCTCATCGTCAAAGCGTGATTCATGCAGATACTTGTCATAGCTCCACGACTTATTCCCCAGCTTTATCTCTATGGGTTTATCCGTCACCGCTGGAAGTTTCAACAAATGCCAGCCGCCCTTTTCCAGTAAATGCCCTGTTACGTCATCACTATGCAGCCTTTGCATAATAACCACGATGCGCCCTTCTTTTGGATTGTTCAACCGTGAAAATACCGCTTGGTCAACCCATTCATTAGAGCCTATACGCTTCACGTCCGACAATGCCTCTTCGGGGTTTTGTGGGTCGTCAAGGATAATGTAATCACCACCCGCACCCGTTAAAGTACCACCTACGGAAGTCGAAAATCTCCCACCACCCTTAGTTGTGGTGAAATTAGTTTTTTGTTGCTGCGATTGGTCTAATACCGTATCGGGGAATATGTCCCTATACCATTGCGTTTCCATAAGTAAGCGTGTTTGATATGCTATCTTCTCAGTCAACCTATGCGCGTATGATACGCCTATGACCCTGCATCCTGCATTGCGCCCTAATAGCCATGCGGTAAATATCGTGTTGACTAGCAGCGTTTTTCCAGTTCTCGGCGGCACGTTAATAATTAGCCGCTTAATCTCACCGCGCTCAACAGCTTCCAAATGCGCCGCTATGCAATCAATATGCCAGTTGTGCGCGTAATCGGAAGGCTCTATCTCCCTCCAAGCGCGTTGAAAGAATACAGATAGGTTTTGACGGCAAAGCGCATCAAACACCCGCTGATTCATTACATATCCCTAAGGCTACTGGTTTCAGGTGGAACGCCGCCAACCTTCATAGCCTCACGCGCCGCCATAAGAATGTTGTTTAATGATTGGTCGATGTTGGCACATGTGGTGTAACGACCGTAGAAATTGATGCAACCATCGGTTTCGTCTAACTCATAACGAAGCCCTGCGATTTTATCTAATTCAGCTTTGAGCGTATCGTTAATGATAGGAAGCGCAGGAAGCCTAACCGCATCAGTAATGCGAGGAGCGACTTTCTTTTCAACTTTCTTTTTTGCTGCTTCACCAGTAAGCAATGCTTTAATCAATACAGCCTTTTTATCTGCTGGCTTCCATGCAATGCCTTTTTCGGTTAGCTTGTCACGCAAAACGTAAATAGGCAGTTGTTCAATGCTCGCCGCTTTCGGCTCTTCACTTAATACTGATTCCTGCATTTTCCAATATCTCCTTGTCTTTTTGGTGTAAGTCTTTTCCGTCTGCATTTACATAGCGATTTTCTTGCACAGCGGTTTCTTTATAGCCTGCGCGGGTTTTTAGGTAGAAAAATAAAGACGCATTGTCCCCATTCATAACTTTTTGGTAAAGCGATTTAGCAGCACCAGTAACGGCAGCCGCCATTCCTTCCCGTAATACTTCGCCATAGTATTTAGTCAATGTCATCTCTGCCACGCCAATCGAAGCTGCAATAACACTTTGTGGCACTCCGCACCGAGATAAATCATCTACAATCTTACGATGCTTTTCGTTAGGTTCGTATTGATTATTGATATTACCCATTTTTATATACCCTAAACCATTAACGCGAAGTAAATCTTGCGTACAAACCAATTGCTGCAATTGTGCAGAAAAACTCTATAGGGTGCGAAATAAACAATATAAGCACCCCTAACGTTATAGCCCACTGAACTGGGGCAAATATGGCGTTTAAAATCACTTCTTTTTACCGCCACCTGATTTTTTCTTGCATCCCATATATCCTCCGTTTTGTGAATAATAACAAATTAAAGCTGTTTAGTCAACTACCGTTTCCCATCAACCCATCAATTGCACTTTGGCATCATAAACGCGATACCGTTTCGTTGAATTATTTTATGAATGTCACCATTCCATAATTGCAAATCTTCCTTTGATTCAATTTGCAGTAACCAATCCATTCCGCAATAATTACAATGTCCGCGTTTGTCTGGGTATCTAATGCACAAATCCCCCACCTGCGGCTCAAGCAAATGCAGGCTATTGGGATGAATAAACAACTTATCATCAGCAACCCCTTGCGCTTGATAATAACAATGATTTTGGTGACTATATTCATCACAAAGCTCAAATGATGATGTAAACTTCATCCCAAAATGCTTAGCCATCCACGCAGCTGCCATCGGGTCTGTGTAATAGTATTTCATCGTCCACCCCTTTGCATTTGTTCAATCAATTCCACTGGCTGACTTGTCGCGCACGCTGTTTTAACCGATACCACCTTACCACTATGCAATGCGTATGCGTATATGTTACCAGCGAGGCTAAAGCCGATTGTAAGCCATATAATTGCAATTTTCATGCTACAATTCCTTGCTATGGCTAACCAACCATCCTTGATTGAGATAATAATTTGCCGCCATTTCTGCAATTGTTACATCATCGGTAGTGGTTTTTGATTGCAAAATTTTAGCTTTGTCATTTGAAAATGCGTAAACTGTGTATATCATACCACCCCCGCTGCACGTGCTGCCAAAACAAACAGGGCAACAAACCCCGCAAGGATGGTTAGGTTAAATGCTGTGTATGTGTATTTTGATATTGTCATAACTCTGGTTGCCTTTCTCTGCACGTTACGCATGTGCATGGTGTTTCGTTCATATTTTCATCGTAGTAGCAGTCGCAATCTTCGTCTGTGTCCACTAGGTCGCCGCAGTAATGGCATTTTGCCATGCTCATAAAGCCTCCATTCTTTTTAGTTCGCTATCAGTCAAAAAGTCATTGAAACGCAAAAAACAGCCTTGCAACTTATGCCAAGCATAAAACCCGCCGCCATTTTCAACGTCTTTGTGCCAAGCTGCAATAATCACGCTATCGCCTTTTTGTGGGAAGTCACCGCCAACTAGCCATTTTCTTCCGTACTTTGTAGCCGTAGTTTCTACGCCGTTCAAAATAGCCAAAGTTTTATTTCTAGTTGTCATAACCATCTCCTAAGTTGTTGTCAGCGTCTTGCTGATAACTAGACAATAAACTATAAACAATAAACACGCAACAAGAAAATGCAGGATTATGCAATTATTTTTTATACATTGAATTATAACGCTTTTCATACAATTCCGCAACCTCTATCATGTCAAATTGCTCGCCGTGTTGATGCTGAATTTGTGAGTGACATGTAAAACAAAGCGGCACTAAATACTTGTCATCTGGCTTGCACCCTGTCCCGCTATTCCATGACCTACGAGCGTGAGCTGCATTAGAACGCCATTCACCGATAGATTCTACCCATTCGCCCCCTTTGCACGCATGGCAAGGCTGTGATTGTATCCATTTGGTTTTATTCATGCCGTGCGCTTTCAATGCAACCCCTGATTCGCTCGATAAACGCTTCCGCTGCTTCTATATCCATTTTTAGCGTTACGCTTCCCATGCGGATAATAATGTTTTTATCGTTGTCGAGTAGGGGGATGGGGGTAAATGGTGTTTGGTTAATCATAATACGATTCAAGATATTGTTGTTTATGTTGCTCAATTTGCGCTTGCGCTTCCTTCAATTCCATAGAACCGCCCCGCGCTTTTTTCATCTCTTGCGCTTCATATGCTTCCACAAACTCCTTTTTATCGCCATACAGGAATTTGCCGCCAACGGTGCACTCCTTCATAATTTTTACATACATTGAGGTTGACAGCGGTTGCGGCGGCGGGTTGATAATGTTCTCAATATCCGCTGGCGTTGGTATGCTGGAGCTTTGCTTCATGTGCTGAACCAAGGCGGCTTTAATCTTTTCAAAACTATAATCACCAAGAATCATCAAAAATACCGCCGTATGGTTTTCCAATTGCTCAGGTGTCTTCCCATATGTGTTAAGGCTATCATAGCACTGTGCTAGTAATTCGCATAACTTTGCTTGGTCGCTAGGATTGGCTGATAGATTGTTGGTATTTTTCAAGCCCTCGCTGGATGGCATCTTTTGCTCGCTGCGACTTGTCATCTGGTTTTGGTTGGTATTGTGGCTGGCTGTAGTCAGATTCCCACCTTCGCTGATTGAGCCATGTAGTGGCATGTGCAATGTATTTTTGTTCTTTTCCTCGAACGCTATCCGCATACGCTCTAACACCTGATTCAATTCGTCCATGTTCAACTCCTGATTTAATTGCTTTCAAATATGATTTTTTTGCTTCCGACTTACTTCCGTCTTTTCGTGGATAGATTTTCCACAAATCTTCAAAATCCGACAATATGCTTTCTGTCTCTGCCTCTGTCTCTTTACTATATGTCTCTGTCTCTGAGTGACAGTTCCGTAACGTATCCGTAACAGATTCGTAACTTGCTGTTTTTTCTTCAATAATAAACCCTGATTTGATTATTTCTGCCATTGCAGCCTTGACGGTCTTTTCAGGTATGCGTAACCTAAAAGATACGGCTTCGTAACCAAACCGTAACATGCCAGAGGTGGGGTCGCTATCTTCGCTTGCCATTAACCACAGCATAGGAAGCATTGCTCTTGCCTCTGCGCTCATCTTCTGAAAAGCAAAGTCATCTAGTAGATTTTTGTGAAGCCTAATCCAAGGCGGTTGACGGTCTTTGTATGATTGAAATGAAGACCAGTTTTTTATCTTGAACATTACGCCCTCCCCAGAGCTACCCTATAAATGAATTAGGGGAAGGATAGTGGGTAACTATCTTTTCGGTTGCGAACCTATCCCCTAAACTGCCTTTCGGCATTAGTAATAATATATCAAAATCTATCGGTATTGCAAGTTTAAATTATCACCTGAAAAATCCCATTTAGGCTCGCCACGCATCTTAAAACACGGCATAACGTCCTCTGGTGGTTTTTGGTATGTTGACAGCTTTCTGGTGCGGATAAACCATTTAACGGCTTTTTTCGTAACGCCTAGCTTTTCCCCTATCTGGGTGGTGGTTAGCCCTTCCGCTCTTAAACTAACCACCGTATCTACGTCTAGTTTCATGCTACACCTCTAACATATCTTGTTTTGCAACATTGAAACGCTCTTTTGCCAGCGATAAATTGATTTTAGCTTGTTTGTAGTAGCTGTCTTTAAGTTCAATACCTATCGCTTTACGTCCCATTGATACAGGGCTGTAAACCTCGCTACCTACCCCCATGAATGGCGTTAGGACAACTTCGTTAGGGTTGCTGTATAACTCAACAAGGCGGTCTATTACGTCTAACTGCAATGGGTGAACGTGCTTTTCATCGTCTTCTTCCCTTGCACTTCTGAAAGGCAGTACGTTATCGTTGCGAATATCATCCCAAACGCTCGAAGCGTAACGCTGCCATATATAATGCGCTCGTTTGTTTGTTTTGCCGTCTTGATGCCCTTCATAAGCGGTATTAAGATACTTCCACAAACTATCTTTAGTGTGAAATGTTTCGTTGACGTTGTTATAAGTTTTAAGCATATGGTCTAAAATAGGCGTTTCCCCCGCGTAATGCGTTAATCCGCATGGGTGAGTTACTGGCACTTGATTCTCGCCACCCTTCCTAAACACTAGAACATAATCAGGTACGGCAGTGTAACACTTAGTTGAATCTTCCGTAATTTGTTTATGCTTTAAGCTGTTTACCATCGTGCGATTACGAACCTCTAGCGGCTCTTTCCACACTGTAATTCTGTTGTTATAAGTAAAACCATATTTTAAATGCAGTTTAATAATCTCATGAGGGAAGTCATAAAGGTTATGCATCGTTGTGTGGGTAATAATATCTTGGCAGTGAACCGCTGTGATGCGTCCTGATTTTGTTACCCTAGCGATTTGTTCAACCAAAAACTCATATTGTTCTAAAAAAGCTTCTTTGGAATCGCAGTTGCTAAAATCATTCTCGCTAGAGCTGTAATTATACAAACCTGCAAATGGTGGTGAATATACGCTAAAATCCACGCTTTTGTCAGGCAATGTTGGCATAACATACATGCAATCACTATTGTAGATGGCGTATTGTTCTGTAATTTCTTGTTGTTTTACTTTTTCCATTTTAAGCTCCTATGAATGATGGAAGTTGCACTGGTTTATCAAATTGTTTTTGTTGGTCTGGTTTATATCCGTTGACAGCCTTATTAAGTTTATCAAATAGGATAGAGGCTTTTTCGGTTTTTGCTTGGATTGCATCAACCACCCTTTGTTGACCATCCGAATAAACAAACTCAACTGTAACGTCACGTTTTTGACCAAACCGCCAGAATCTGCGGATTGATTGGTAATATTGTTCGTAACTAAATGTCGGAAAATAAACCGTGTGATTGCAGTGCTGCCAGTTCAAACCGAATGCGGTGATTTTTGGCTTGGTGACAAGTCGCTGAATTTTACCCTCCGCAAAGTTTATAAGTATATCCTCTTTCTTGTCTAAATCCATACCGCCTTTAATCTGGATGGCTGACTTATCTAATTGCGCCAAAAGGTCGCCCTCATCGTTAAAGTTACACCAATAAACGGAAGTTTTACCAGCTGCCAGTTTAACGGCATAGTGACAACGCTCTTCAATTGTGTTTTTTTGCTCAACCCTTACGTCACCAAGCGTTCTAGCAACGTGACCAAACATTGAGAATTGATTATCAATGCACCAGTTTTTATCATTCAAAACTTTGCGATTATTGACAATAAGCTCTGGCAAAATATGGCGTGAATCATCAAACCCTAAATCGCTTGGCTTTCTCATTGAGATTGACCATCCCGCCACCCATTCAAAAAAAGCCTGTTCAGCGTGTGGCTTCAAATACCATTTGTTACCGATTTCTTGCGGTCTAATGTTATTTTCATTGTTTGCAAAAAACTTAGACAGCATATCCATATAACCCATATAGCCGAGGGCTTCGCTTGACGTGCCAAGCTCCACAAAGTCATTAGGGCTGGGGGTTGCGGTGAATAAATACCGATATTTTACATTACGCAAAAACGCCGTCACTTGCGCTTTAATAGCCCCGTCAAAGTTTTTGAGAATAGAGCTTTCATCCAAAATCACACAATCAAAATCTGAGGTTTCAAACTTGTCTAATCGCTCATAATTACATACGACAATTTTGGTTTTGTAGATTCCGTCTTTTGAGTACGAAATATCATCAATCCCAAATTTCTGCGCCTCTTTAATAAACTGAAACGCAACCGCTAACGGCGTAATAATTAAAACTGGCTTGTTTGTGTGCTCAATGTAGCTTTTTGCCACCATCAATTGAATGATGGTTTTGCCTAATCCAGTGTCAAGAAAAACAGCACAACGCCCCTTCTTAACTGCATACTCTAAAACATACTGTTGATAGTCAAACAATCCATCATTAAACGCTACTTTATCAATACCGTGATTAATGGTTGAATGACGCTTTGCGGCTATAAAGTTTTGATAGTCCATATCGTTCCTTTCCTAAAAACAATATGGCAACGATAAACTATAAACAATAAACACGCAACATTTATTTTCAATTATTTTTTTGTATCGTTTCAACGTACAGTTTATCTATATCCGCGCATGATTCCACAATGCAAATTTGCCCCCGCCACGCATCATGAAACTTTTGCTCTGGCTCTGATAGTTTGCGTTGTGAAGGTGGTTTTTTACCGTCTTTTATTTCAATCATATAGTTGATGCCATTTTTACCCATCACAATATCAGGGAAGCCTTGCCCTAACTTTGCTGTAATAGCGACACTAAATCCTAACGCCCTAGCATAAGCGACTATTTCGGATTGGTTTGCATCGACTGCATATTTTTTCATTTTGTAGTTGACGGTTTATTATTTATTGTTTATGGTGGGGATAGTTTAACACGAAAGAGGTATATATGAAAAGCGAAAAACTAGACTTATTGATTCCAGCATTGATTAAAGCGCAGGGTGAATTAGAGCACGCTAAGAAGGATTCACAAAATCCGCACTTTAAATCTAAGTACGCTGATTTGGCAACCGTACTTGATACCTGTAAAGAGGTGCTAAAAACTAACGACCTAGCAATCACCCACCAGCGCGAATCAACTGAATCTGGTGAGTATCTAATTACTACGCTGTGGCATAAATCAGCTCAGTATTTATCTAGTCGCTCAAAGCTGCTGCCAACCAAACAAGACCCGCAAGGCTTTGGGTCTGCAACGACTTACGCGAGGCGTTATGATTTATCTGCGCTTATTGGATTGGCTTCGGATGATGACGATGGAAATGCCGCTAGTGCGCCAGCTAAAAAAGAATCTTTGGCAAGCCGTAACAAACGTTATGAAGCGTTGATTGAGGAGTTATCAAAGAGCAGCGACCCTGCCGCAACGTGGGGGCTTTACAAAGAAGATATAGCGGTATTCCGTGCAGATATGGGTGAGGAGTATTATATTCAATTAGTAGATGTGGCAAGTAAACGTAAAACAGAATTGGCGGTGAACAATGGATAACGAAAAAACATACAACGTAAGCGCAAAGCGTGCTGATACTGGCAGGTGGTGGCAATTTGGGCGGTTAGAACACAACAGCCAATATGATTCATGGCGCATTGGTATGAAGGTAACGCCTGAGTTAATCGCACTGGTTAAAGCGAACGAAGGCAAATATGTAAACTTCAGTTTGTTTGAGAAAGAGGAAAAACGCGACACGCCGCCAGAGGCAAAGCAGGGGATTAAAACACTTAACGCAACGGCTGGGGCTTTGTTAGATGATAGCATCCCTTTTAGCCCTAGATATTGGTTCTAATGAAACTCTCATTCATAGTCACACCGCAGGGGTTATTGCCAGAAGGCATTAGGGATACGCTTAAACGTGTCATCCCTACCTTTGCTGGTAAGCGTATGTGGTTAGAGTTGCGCGAGTTTAAAGAAAAGCGCAGCCTTGACCAAAATAGTTATTATCGCGGGGTGGTTTTGCCTCATGTGAGAATGGTAATGTTTGAAGCGGGTGATGCTAATACGGTGGATTACTGGCATGAGGTGCTGTTATCAAGTTTTGCGCCGTTGGTGGACGTGGTTAATATACACGGCGAAGTCACTAAACAACCACAAAGAACGCATTTAATGGACGTAGAAACCATGAATAAGTTTATCACTGCAATCAGCGCTGAGATGGCTACACGGGGCTACCCAGTGCCAATTAAAGAGGGGATTTATGCTTAGAGATTACGACACCAACACCATAACAGGGCATTTAGCGTACTATAACCTAAAAGCGCATAAAAACCACTCAGCGGTAGAATATAGCCGCCGATACAAACATTCGCTACGCTGTGAGAATAAATTAATCGCTCATATTCTGGGCTGGATATGGGTTAAAACGGGGTTTTACATTTATGGATAATTACATTAATCAAGCTGCTGCTGCAAAGATTGTCGGAATCAGCTCACAAAGGCTAGGCGTTCTGGTTAAGCAAAAGCGGTTTATCAAAGGCAAGTTGAAGTTTAACAAGCACTCCAACCGTAAGATTTTGTATTACAAAGTCGAGGATGTTGTTGAGTACGCTAAGAATCGCGTTTCACCCTCGGTTTAGGTCGCACTCGGTTAATCGTCACCGCACCATCAGCCCATGCAGTAGGACACCGTGTAGGCTCGCACTTTAGCGCGGCTTCATACAGAGCATAACATAATTTTCTAACACGTTCCGAATCATCCATAAAGCCTAGCTCAGTTGCTATTGCAGCGGCAGCCATAGATGTATATTTGAAACGTGCGTCCATTATTTGTCCCCATAAATAGATTTTAGCTCGTCTATCCTTGCGGTGTATTTATCGCAAGCTTCTTTAATTGTTTTCATCATTTCTTCGTGTGCATCAACCGCCGCCCCAAGAGCAGATTTCATTTCATTATCACCGCCAGCGCAAATTATTTTTTGATTTATGTGTCTTAATTCGTAGCCGCTACCTATTTTCCAATGCTGATTATGCTTTATATTAATAACGTGTTCACCTACTTTTCCCACCTCCGCTATGTGCGGAACGGTGTCATATTTGGAAATATATGGCGCACCCTTAGAGAAAAGAACTTTTTGCCCGCGCTTAAACATCACTCCCTCTCCGCCAGCTTTTTATAAAGCGTTCCTAATGGTATATTAAACTTTATCGCGGCTTTTGTCGCGCCCTGTTTGTTCTCACGCATCCATTTGACTATTTCGGGTATGAGGTCGTCGTATTTGCGTTGTGGTGATGGGTTTTTCCAGCGGGTCATGGCGTTATACCATGTAACGAAAGAATTTTGCGCAAACGGATGTTTTCCTTAAGCAAATCATTAACTGCCGCGTGTTTGCTTTCTTGTCTACGCAATAACATTTTTCGCGCCATCGATAAAAACTGCTCACGACTGCAATGAATAATGCCAATAGCTACCCTATCAGCGTCATTTAAAAAAATGATGGGCTTTCCGTTTTTGTCTTTGGCTTCGTTTATTGACGTGAAAACTAAATCATCAAGCCATAATTCTAATTCGTGTTTTTGGCTACCAGTGTATAAACTAAAAAAAGGCGCATCATGGATTCTTTCTACACTCATACCCCCTCCTTCAATCCCTCTAAAAGCGCATCGGCTTTGGTTGTGTAGTGCTTTGCCGCAGCTTGTGCATTTGATGCCCCATTTACATACCCAGCCCAGTCAGCAACATTTACTATGCCTTCCCGCATTTCCGCCACCAATTCAACAAGTTGGTTGATGGCTTGGATTGCATCAGGTGCGGCGGCTATAAATGCAATATCGTCTGGCTCTAAGTTTGGCGATTCGTCAACATCAATAAGCGTATAATCGCTTTCAACTTTATCCCATCCCTCTTTGCTGTCATTAATTACACAAGCATTTAATCGTTGATTGCTGTCATGTGCATACCAGTTGCCGGCCGCACGCTTCTCATCCAACTCACGCAACCGCTTAATGCTATCTGATAGCTCGTTGGTCATAAATTAATCCTTACAAATTGCTTTCTTTGGTTTTTTGAGCAAAGAATTGTTTGCCAATACATTGTCGGTGATTTCTTCAATATTTTCAGAAAGCACCTCTTTTGCCGCAGCAGATGGTGATAGTCCTAATTTTATTTTTTCATTTAATTTTTCATATAGTGTCATACATTCCTCCAGCATGAAAGTTTTGTCATAGCCGCTTTAACAGCGTCTTCATCAAACCACATATCATAGCTATCGCTTTGGCACGTTTCCAAAGCCTCCACCACCTCATCCATAACAGGGGTAAGGTGGTTGATTGTGGCATTAGCTAGTGACACAATATCGCATTGCGTTTTTTGTTTACCGTCAATGTTATCTAATGCAAGCCGCTCAATTTCGTCACCAAGCACTGCCGCCAACTCATCGCGTAATTGTTGTTTTGTTTTCATGGCTCAACTTTCTCTACTTTTGTTATGTTCGCCGAAATCCATTCAGCCCAACAGTGCATGCAGTGATGGTCGTCTTTGCCGCCAATTGTAATGTGAATAGAGCCAACCAATTCACCGTGAATCGGGCACAAGTATTTGTCATTATAACCCATATCAACCCCCAAATGTGTTATTGTTATTAAGCCGCTCAAATCTTGAAACCTCGCGCTCGATGCGTGGCATGGCTTTACCCATATCCAGCACCGCTTGCTCTACTTTATCCAACCGACTGCGCAGCTCGGCTATCTCACGCTGCTGCTTATCGCTACGCATGCGAAGCCTGTCCATACCAGCGCGGGCGGCTAACTTATCATCAACTAACTGCTCGATGGTTTCGTTCTTTGCGCGGATTATGTTTAGAAGTGATTTCACTGTATCGTTACCGTAAGGTTCAAAGCCAATATGTCCTAAAATGTCATTTGTCATTTTTTACCCCTAGATTAATTGCATACAATACAAGCTCACGAAACGTTGAAGCCATAGTACGCTTTTCGGTCTTTGCTTTTGCTTTAATGTATTGATAGGTTTCTTCGGCAACCAGCACCGTAATATATCGTAGTTTTTTCTTAGCCATTCCTTGCTCCATAAAAAGTTACACCTCACAATAGCGAGATAATTTTATATAGTCAAGCAAAATAATTTTATAATAATTTTAATTTTATGCTTGACACCACAATCACCCCGCGCTATGGTGATGGGACTAACAACACAGGAGGCTATCATGATTAACTGGCTCAAAGGACAATGGGATAAGGACACGGCTTTGATTGGCTTGGCTGTTTATGGTTTGGGTTGCATGGTATTTCTGGGGGTGGTATGAAAAAGCCAAACAGCGAACATTTTATTGTAGCCATATTCCTAGCT